CAAAACCTGCCCGCCGGGACAAATTACCGCATAACCGAAAGCGACGCCGACGGCTATACCGTCACCTCTTCCGGCGACGTAGGCCAGATCCCCGACGGAGAAATCGTCTCCTCTTCGTTTATCAACCACAAGGAGGGCAATCCGCCCGACGATGAGGACGGCGACGGAACCCTGATTGTCCGCAAGGTCCTCAGCGGCAGCCAGAGCAGCCAAAGCGACGTTTTCCATTTCACCGTTTCTATTTCCCCCGCCTGGAACGGGACCTTCGGGGACCTTACCTTTGTAAACGGCGTCGCCTCTTTCACCCTGAAAGGCGGCGAGCAGATCTTTATCCGAAACCTGCCAGCCGGCACAAAGTATTCCGTAACAGAGATCGACGCGGGGCAAAATGGCTACCAGTCGACCTCCGACGGCGCGGCGGGTACCATCCCCGGCAGAGGGACTGTCACCGCCTCTTTTCTAAACCATAAGGGACCGGAACGCCCGCCTAAGCGCATTCCGGGAACCGGCGATTCGTCACAGCCGGGCATCTGGATCTCTATGGGGCTGTGCGCCGCAGCCGCCGTCTGCCTTACAGTCCTAACAAAACGAAAAGGCCATTAAAAAATCCCCGGGAGGTG